ATGTAAGAATTGAGTAATCCTAATTTTGCATCCTTTGACATTCCATCAATATTAGTTAGTTCTTTGATAGTACCCTCAATAATACGCTTCTTATTTTTCTTAACTAAAACAATATCCATAGGATTCCAACGATCCTTTACAGATACACCACATTCTTTTTTCGCAATATCTTCAATATAGGGCATGATTCCATTATCTCTGGAATACTCATATCCCTTATTTGCACCTAAAAATTTCTTTAATGCTTCCGTTTGTTTTGAATATGTTGATCTCCACTCCGCACCAAACCCATCATATATTTTTTTCATTTCAGAATCAGTAGGTTCTTTTCCTTTTTCAATTACCGACTCAAAAAAATATCTAGAACCGTTTTCTTGTTTGGCAGTTTCTATTGCGCTGGTTGCCATATACTCAAAAAGTATTTTAAGTATTTAGAATGGAGAATAGGAGAATCGAACCCTTAATAAGTACTTGCAAAGCACCCTTTATACCGTTTAACTAATTACCAAGAAAAGGCGTCAGAGTTTGCCACCCACGACGCCACTATTAATAACACGACTACCTTCTTCTGATGATCCTTCTTGTTTTCCTTTCAAATAAAATCGAGTTGCCGAAATACAAACTTCTTTTGTAAGAGATGTAATTAATGGTTCTCGATCTTTTGATATACTGTGCCAGAGACCAAATCTTTCTTCAAGAAAGAAACAGTCATCATACATTACAATTTCAGGTTCATTCATCTTTATCCTTTTTATTAAATCCAAATGGTGCAAGTTTGTCTTCGACTCTTTTTTTCATGGCAATTCCAGCAAGAGATTCCATGACTTTCAGAATATCTTCTGGTTTGGCACCCTCACCAATGTTTTGTGCCACATAATCATACTTAGGCCAAAACTCTTCACCTGCTTCTTTATATTCTTCAATTGAAATTGGTTTCATCGGTCATCAGCGGCACGGTTTTCAGAAAAGTAGACATCAAAAGTGCCTTCAGGATAACGCTTACCCAGTTTCTTTACATTACCGGCAATCACATCATCAAAAGAAACTTCGAGTGCCATACATGCTTGGGCAACATACCACATCACATCACCCAATTCAATAATCATGTGCTCACGATTATCTTCGTTGAAAGGTTTGCCTTGGAAAATCATTTTCTTTACAATTTCCATAAACTCACCGCCTTCGGCATTAATACCAACAGCAGCAGTCAGAAGTCGCTCAATATTAGCACCCTTCTCATCAAGTTCTACCATGCGGTCAGCAAGTGATACAAAGTCCTTGGAAGCATCAGAAGTAACAGCATCCACAAATTCAGTGTATCGCTCAAAATTAATATGTTTGTCCATTAGAATTTAAATCCTTCGAATGATTTTTTAGGTTTGTCATCTTCATTATTATACTCCTCATCCTGCCCTGAGTCAAGTATGTCATCCTGTGCTTTTTGTTCACAGTCATAAAGTCTCATCTTGGCACGATCAATACCAACAATAAATCTCTTATTCATTGTCGGGTCATTGTATCGATTCTTCAGTTGCTTCACCATGATTTGCCCAAGTTGCTCAAGCTCATCTGTAGAAATAAGGGCAAACATAAGATCAGCAGTAGCAGGGAGACCAAAGGACTCACTAGTGTCAGTGATGTCAACATCGCTGCTAGAATAACCAGAACGAGTGGTCTGGGTGGCAGATACGATAGGGACTTCTTTCTCGACAGCGAGTCCTCTAAGTTCTTCAGCAATCGCTTTAATATATGAATATGAATTGACAGAAACGCCCGACTTATAACGGGAGGAAGCACATATATTAAGGTAATCAATGAAAATAATATCAGGTCTAAATGACTTCTTAAGTGCAAGCTCATTAAGAAGTGACTTAAAGTGTCCACTGTGTGCCGATGCTGTAGGATACTCCTTAATTATAAGAGTTCCTTGTGTCTTCTTGGCGAGTGTATTGATTTTATTCTCAAACATCGTCTTGGGAAGATCTGTAATATCCTGAATAGGAACATTCAAGAGGTTTGCGTCAATTCGCTCAGCAATTTTTTCTTCTGCCATCTCCATTGTAATATAGAGAACGTTCCGTCCTTGGAGCAGCACGGAGCTAGCAACGTGGCACATGAATAGAGACTTGCCGACACCTGTACCAGCGAGCGCGATGTTAAGAGTCTTAGGAGGTAAACCACCTTTGGTAATTTTATTGAAATATTCGAGATCAAATTCGATCTTTTCTTCCTTGCGGTGGTAATACTCATAGCGCTCTTCGTAGTTTTGTAGGTAGTCATGACCGATATTATTATCAAAAGACACAGCAAGTGCGTCAGATAAAATGCTAGGAATCGCATCACGATTCTTTTTCTCATCATTACCATCAGCAATACCAATGGCTTCCATAAGTGCCAGATAGATGGCTCGGTCACGACACCATTTCTCTGTTGTATCAAGCAACCACTGAGGGTCAACTAAGTCATCATGCAAAGAACTAATAATATCACGTATTTCTTTTACTTCTGTTTCAGTAAAATCTGTACGATTATCTAATTCAATTGCCAGTGCTTCTTTTGTTATAGATGCATTATATTTAACAATAAAGTGGACGATTTCTTGAAAAATTACTTTCTCAGAACGTTGCTCAAAATAATCTGGTTGAATAAAAGGAATTACCTTTCTAGAATAATTTTCACTATATAAAAGATTTCGTAAAATCGTAAGTTCAAGTCTTTCCATAACTAAATTCCTTTCTGGCAATTTCATCAAGTTTCTGCATTACTTCCTCGGTGAAGTATTCTTCTGGGTCTTTCAGAATTGCTTTGGCATAAACTTTCTTGCCATTCATTTCATAACGTCCAGCAACATTTTTCCAAAGTCCTCCGATCTCACCCAATTCCAGAAGACCATAATATCGATCAAGGCCACGCTCATCATAAAACAAACGTATCTCAACATCCTTATTCTCCTTACTCAAACGCGACTTAGAAGTCTTTGCTTTGATAATGTTTCCAACGATTTCTGTTCCATCCTTTTCCTTTTTCTTGCTAAGATATATGATCGTAGAGGCAGCATACTTAAGACCACTACCACCACCCATCTCTTTAGTAGGAACATAAGAACCGATGACATCGTAGGTATGATTGGTTACAATCATTGGAATGTTTGCTTGACCAAGTTTCAAAGTTAACATTCTAAATGCACCTTTGATAAGTTGGGATTTGGTCATGTCCCTAACTTGTTTATCATTTAGAGCATCAGTGATTTCCTTTTCAGTTGATAACATTCCCAAAGAGTCTAGCACAAACATACAGGGTTTGCGTTCTTCTTCAGGTTTTTTCAGATATAAATCTACTGCCTTCAGTGCTTTGGTACGGAACTCCTCAACCGTAACAACATTCACGACTACTGTTCTATTTAGATCTATGCCACGATCTGCGAGTAGAGACTTATTAACAGCGGCTTCAGTGTCAAAATATAAACAATACCCATCAGGATTAGAATTAAGGAAATTTTTGACGACGGCGAGACTGAAAAAAGTTTTACCAGTGCTAGATTCGCCAGCGATGGCAGTAATCTTATTCCCAGACACACCACCAAATAAACTGCCTGACACCAACCCATTAAAAATGTACGAACCCGTATCAACGAATGTTTCAGTTTCATCGATATCTGCTGCGAGTTTTGTGTAGTCATCTCCGATCTCTTTTACGATGTCTTGTAAGAAGTCCATTATGCTTTTTTCCATCCTTTATGAGAGTTTCTTTTATTGTTCCAGATGTTTGACATACAACTTTGCTGTAGATTTCTATCATAGCAGAATTGCGTCATATTATCAACCTCAATTATTTTACCTTCTGGGGAAATGAATTTATAAGTTTCACATCCCATTCCCTTTCTTATATTATTAATTCTTTCTGGACTATGTTTTTTTCCTTTTAGTGTATTACTTATTTTTTTTCTAACCTCCTCATTTACAACTTTCCCCCTTTGCGATTCTCCAATCTTTTTTTTATGTTCATCAGATAAAACTTTTCCAAGATTTGCATTTCTCATTTTTTCTTTAGTTGTATTGGAAATAACTCTACCACTCTGAACTTTTCTAATTTTAGATTTAAATTCATCGGAGTGTTTATATCCACTACTCCCTTCACCACCTTCAGTCAAATTTCTCAAAATACCAGTCCCCAAATCTTTTCTACCCAAAACGGAAATCATATAAATTTCGTGCTTAAATGCTTGTTTTTCAGTTAAATTCTGTTTGAGAATAAGTATTTTATCTTCCGATGGAGGAGAAAATACTTTTCCATTTCTTTTAAAATGCTTTTTAGATTTCCTGTTTTTTAATCCTTTACCGATATAATAAGGAGTTCCATCTTCACGCAAATAGGCATAAGTATAATATTCGCCCATGGTCATACTTTACATAAAAAAACTTTCTAATGTATTTATCTTGGTTACATTCCAACCGATGGCATCTAGAATTGCTTTGAAAGGCTCAAGAAAACTCTTTTCAAATTGTAGGTCATAGTCAATATACCTGTCAAGACCTAGTTCTTTGGGAAAGTCTTGAATGAAAGAAATAATATTTTCTTGAATAATATTCGGTTTCTTTAGATAGATAAACTTAATCTTTTCTCCATTACCAATAAGTGAATATTTATTCGTCAACTTCTTTTCCTTAACATAATGATTAAAAAGAAGTGCTCCACGAATATGAATAGGAGTCCCCTTTGTATAAATGTCAGAATGGGATTGATACTTCTTCACATCAGAAGCAGATCGTGGAAAGGCAATCTCTTCTGGTGGTAGTTTTCTAAACTCCTTACGGCAATTCTCAATATACTCAATCACCTCCTCTTCTGTTCCATTCATCATTAGTTTGAGACCATCTTTAATCATCGTTCGGCATGGTGCCGGTGTTGATGATTTAACTGCCTCAATACCCATCATCTTCAGTTTGGGCTCTTCATAACGAACACCTTCACTATCCCAGACATTTAGAATATAACGTTTCTTGGCAGTCCAAATACCACGTTCGGCAATATTCTCACGTTTCATTTGCATTTTTTGATCATATGCCTGTACGTAGTCCGCAAGTTTCTGATATGAACTTTCAATAAAAGGTTCCAATTTTTCTTGGCAGATCTTATCAAGTATCCCCACAATTGCTGTTTTGTCGCCAGACTTACTAGCAAAAAATTTATCAACAAGAGGTCCAAGATTAAGATAAATTGAATCAGTGTCTGATGCAACAACATAATCCTCCTCTTTTGTTTTTAACAGAGTATTTAGATACTCATTCATACGGTTTTCAATCCAACGAATCGAGACCTGACCCGAGAGAGTGATTGCTTCAGCATTTGCCAGTTTATAATACCTAAAATACTGATTACCAATCGCACCGTAAGCAGAGTTAAGTTGAATCTTTCTCGCCATTTGGATGTTGTTACAACGGGCAATTTCTTTTTCCAGTGCCTTCGATGGAGTTTTTTCATATTCTTGTTTTGCTTGTAGCATCTTCTTTTTGAAGACTTTCCTTTCATTATAAATCCTTTCCATCAATTCTGGAAGAAATCCTCTCACATCTTTACGATACATTGCACCATTAGCACATACCGCATAATCCTTATACATCTCAAATGTTATTTCCTCATTAAGGATTTTATCAACACTTGTCGATGGGTGTCTTTCATCCAGAAGTGTTTCTGGTGAGATATTATATTGCATGATGAGATGAGGATACAGAGAATTAAGGTCAAAAG